GCCCTGACTTATCTCCAGTCTTAGTGAAGTCAGACTGCCTAAAGTCTCCCGAAAATATAATTCTACAATTCTTACCAACTCTTGTAATCACAGAGTCTAATTCATGTAGCGTCATATTCGCAATCTCGTCTACAATAATAATGCAATTGTTAAGAGTTACACCACGAATAAATGAAGTTGTGATAAATTCAATATCACCCCTTGTCTTTAAGACAGTATAAGCATCACCTCTACCAAACAATTCTTGACAAATTGCGAAATAAGGGGCTTCGTAAATCTCAGCCTTTTCTTTCGGTTTCCCTGGTAAGAATCCCATATCTCTAGTAGGAACGACGCTTCTCACAATAACCACTTTATCGTAGTTTCTCTCATCACCATCATAATTAAGTATATCATCTAATGCCAGATACAAAGAAATAAAACTTTTACCAGTCCCAGCAATTCCATGAAGGACCAAATTCTTACCTTCATCATAAGCATCAAAAGCTTTATGTTGGTTTTCAGTTAAGGGGGTTATCTGTCTTAATTCAAAAGCTTTTCTTAGTGGTGCGTTTTGTTCTCTTTCATTTTTCTTCTGTTGGCGTTGTAATCTTCTTTGTTTTCTTGTTAGTCTTTTTTGAGATTCAGCCATTTGATCCCCTTAAAAAGTGTTGATGCTGCTCCTAGTAAACCCTTGTGAGTGTTTCTTCTTCATATCTTTTAGAAGATCACGGAACCCATCATCGGGTTTACTCATACCCCTTCCTGAGTGGATTAATGGGGCTGATACCATTTGTTTAAAGTTTGGGTTTTCTTCAAGAAACTGGTCCCTTTCAGCAAATGAAAGAATCTTTTCAATTACTTCACCAGTTTCTTTGTTTTGAAAATAATAACTGGGCATTACCAACTAAATCCATCTTCATCATATTCTTCATCTTCAAAGACAGAAACATCGTTAGTCTTTAGCGCCCTTTTAATTCTTTTTTCTTGGCGTTTATTTTCTCGAATAAACCCTCTATCAAGAGCTTCTTCTTCATCCCAACTTTTAACATTTCTTCTAGTTTTAGCCATTCGGAATAAGTCCTGGAAGTGCTTCGTTGATGTGCTTTAAAGAAATACTCTTAATCTTAACTTTGTCTTTAGCGCTGACGAGCATTTCAGCATCTTTTGGATCAATACGCTCAAGAAATTCGACGAACATCATTTCACGTTTAGTAGGCTTAAGGTTTGGATAGAAACCATTGACAAAGTATTTAACTTTGTCAGCCTCTTTCCGAAACACATGCTCTTGATCAGGCATATCATTTGGCTTGTAAGGGGGAGCTCCTGGGGGCAAAGCAAAGGTGACGTTAGGGTCATATGCTGCTTGAAGCATAATTCTTAGAGCAAGACAATCATTAGCTTTAAGAGCTTCGATTTTCTCTTGAGTTTTCTTCATTTTAGAGATCTTGGTCAAGAGCTCTGCAATACCAATTACCATTTTTAAAATTCTCCGATATTTTCAATTAGGTTTCTGAGTTTATTAGAAATAAAGTAGTTCATAAGTTTTGAACGATCTTTACCACTTTGTTCATTATAAGAAGTAATTACTTTCTCTTTAATCTCTTCCGGTACATTACTTAGGTCAATCAACATTGCATTGCGAAAATAGTTACGGGCGATATTGGCTTCAAGATTCTCAGGATCAGTATTAAGAATCTTTGCAATTCGTTTAGCAGTCAGCGGTTTTTGGCGCGATCCAACTACAAAACAATTGTCCTCACTAAGAATATTGGGGACGCCATCACCAGAATCGCCTTTTAGGACATGTTCTTTAAGATATTGTTCTGGATCATTATGAGTAATCCAGCGTTTACGAACAGGATCGTATTGTTTGACATCAGGCCAAATATGAAGCTGGATGAAGTCTTTATCTCCTGACATAATAAGAATCTTCTCATTTTCCGAGTGTTCTCTTACTAGAGTCGCAATGACGTCATCAGCCTCAGCAGATTCAATTTCGATAACTCTGTACGGAAAATAATCTTTAATCTCTTGACGAATCTTATTCAGAGTCTCAAAGATTGCGCCCCAATCAAGGTCAGATTTCTCTTGACTCTTTTTGCGATTGGCTTTATAGTAAGGAAAAAACTTCTTGCGCCAATAATTATAATTATCAGCTGCAATTACAAGCTCACCGTATTCATTACCAAATTTAACTTTATACGAGCGTAAAGAGTTTAGGATCATATGCCGAACCATATTCTCTTCAATTTTCGCATTAGTATGATTACCAAGTTGCATCATAAGATTAGAAAGCATGACTTGGTTCAAGTCTACAATAATCACATTTCACCTTTAGTTTTCTGGTTCTACCATTTCAATATTTAGGGATTCTGTTATTTTTAGAGTTCCTGGATCATTTTTATCCTCAACGAATATATTATCAGCAAGCTTTTGAAAAGGATGATATATCTCATAATGCTTACTAAGCAAAGATTTAATGGCTTCTAAAATTAATGCACCATCCCTAATGGAATGCATTTCATCATTTTCATCAACTAAATAAAACCCAGAACCCTCTAGATGATTAAAAATAAGAGGAGCAAGATTGTAGACCGTCTCTTGAATATGATACTGTTTCATCATCTCTACATTCTCGTGGATTTCTTGCGCCGATTTACCATGAACCAGCGGTCCATCGTAAGGTTTAGGGAAAGTTATGACATTATTTGAGTACATCTTAAGCCTTATTATAAATTATTTTTAGCAAGAAGTCAACCAAAATATTTATGTCCTGTAAACAAACTGCTCGGTTTTAAGCGCTCTCAAAGACTCGTCAGGATATTGATTTAGTAGATTTTCCATCATACTATTCCATTGGGAAGCAATCTTTTCAATGTTAAAACGGCTGTCGGCAAAGGTCTTTACAAACTTTAGATAGTTCCTCGCCCCATCAGTATCAACAACATTAATAGCATGTTCGAGATAGTCATAAAAGATTTTAGCATGTTTATTTTTATCTTCGTTAAATTGATACATCGAAGTAAGCCCACCACTGGTATCAGGTAACGCGCCGTAATTAGGATGAACGCACATTAATCCGGCTGACATCGATTCAATTAGAACTCGACAAGAAGTTTCTTGCCAAGTATTAGGATATGCTAGGATATGGGCTTTTTGAAGATAAGATCTGATAGTTTCTTGGTCAGCATACCCATGATATGTCATGTTAGCGTTTTCTCTAATTCTATTATAGAGCGGCTCAAATTGCTCATCAGCATGATCCCATCCATAAATCTTAAAGCTGGAAAATACATCTAGATGGATATTCGAATATTTTTCAGCTAAAAGCTCAACAGTTGGAACAAGAATATCAAGACCGCGTTGTGGGGTTGAGAAGTAAATTAGATTAATTTTATCTTTTGGTTTCTCAATATAATCAATCGGTGTAATCGGATTTTCAATCACAGCCACTTTTTCATTCATCGGCATACCAAGTTTAGTCTTAAAACCTTCAAGTTGCCAGTTAGAAACAAAAACTAATTTATGAAATTTGTCTTGGTTATGCTGGTGTTTTAAATGTTGGACTTCAGGGTCTTCAGCTAGGTCATGATGCCAATAGACGCGAATCTTTTTATCGTTTAATTCACGAACCCTTGAAGCAATTACCTGAAACTCTGAAGAAAGCTCTTCAGGAATTAAAGCGCCAATTGCACGTTTTGAAAGTTCTGTTCCACCATTAGCGTTCTTAGAAATTTCATTTTCTTCAAATCCTTGCATTCTCTACTCTTTCTCTCAATTCGCTAGAACTAAAACTATGTTTCCTAGGGAGAAATAGGATCTTAATTCCCATTTCTTCGCAAAGGATATCGCCTGTAAATTTCTTATTAAAGTAATCTTCTCCTAGAAATCTAACGTCGATTGGCGTCGTGACAAGGAGATTTAATAGGTCAGATTCTGTATCATAAGGGATTACTTCATCAACCCACTTATTATTTATTAACTGAATATAGCGTTCGTAAATAGTTTGGATTGGTTTATTTTTCTCTTTTCTATCAATACTGGGGTCAGTTTGTAAACCTACGACAAGTTTATCGCACCTAGTCTTACAGTCTCTTAACATTACATTGTGGCCCGCATGAAATAGATCAAACGAGCCACAAGTAAAACCAGTTACTGGTTTAGATTGCATATTAATATCCATCAATAATCTGGACGTATTGAACACTATCCATTCGGAAAGAACGCCACCCGCCCTTTTGAACATCCCAAGCTGCAATTACATCAGGATTTTCCTTATGAAAATTCTTTTCTTGGGTTTCTTCTTCGAGGCTCTCTCGATAGCTCTCGGGTAAATGTTGTTTCATTAACGTGCAACGCATTACTCGTTTTGAGCCATCTGAAACTTTATTAAAAGTAACTTCAACCACGTTAGTACGCAGGTCCATAATCAACGCATCACGATCAAGCACCGTTCCATTCTCCTTCAGTCAAATATCTACCAGTATTCTGTGTCT